TTGAGAGTAAGCTCCCAAAGCTCTAGTTTGTTCTTGCTTCTGAGCTACCATTAAATCTCTTTCACTTTGTGAAGCATCTCTACGAGCTGTTAATCCAGCAGCGGCTTTAGCTTTAGCTGCTCTACCACCCCTCATTCCAGAAGAAGCCATTTGTCCTGCAGCCTGTCTAGCACCTTCAGCTTCGGCTACTTGTCTTTGAGCTGCCGCTGTAGATCTCATTCCCTGCATCTCTTTTGAGTCATACCCTGAGAGAGCCTCTTTACTTTTGCTTACTACATCTTGTGATTGACTATATATATTCTGAGTTTGATCTACACCTTTTTGTAAATTCGCTCTAGTTTCTTTGGCAGCATCTGTTCCCATATACTCTTCAAAAACCTTATCTTTACCTCCGGCTTCATTTATAATACCTTTAGTCATATTCATTCCGGCTTGAGCATCTTCTGAATATATCTTACGTTGTTCAGCAGGATCTTTCTTTATAGTCTTCATGTAATTTTCTAAATCTTTCTGCTGTTTCGCATGGTGTTTCTTTTTTCGGTTAGCCGCCATGACTCCACCAACAGCTCCTAAACCAGCTCCAATTAATTTACCCCACATATAAACTCCTTATTTCTTTTTCTTTGTATCAGGTATTTTTTCAGTACCATCTACTATAAATAATATTCTTGCTTTTGTTGTCCCATTTGTTGACCTTAAAAATAAGGTTTTTTCATTCCATCTATACTCAGGTCCTGATTTACCTACTTGTATATTACTAGCATCTGTATCTGGTCTTACAATATTTCCAGTAACAGACATGCTTGAAGGTTGTTGATCTACTACGATAAAAGATGAAGGTATTATAGGAAACATTTGATTAGATATTGCTGTAATCTCATTATCCTTTAACTCTATTTCTTCTGTAATAAAGGATTTAAAGTTATTTGTAAAATCTAAATTAAACATGACAGTTTTCATCTCTCTTATAAGATCCTCAAAGTTATCTATTATTTCAAATACAAACCTCATTATTCTTTTAACTCCGGTTTATAAGAAGCTGCTATTTCAAGTTCATAGCCTGAAATAAGAACACCCTCATTTAATACATTATTATTAAAATTTATTCTATAAGATTTAGCTTTATTTTGAGGTAGTTTAGTTACCCTAGCAAGCCAAGGAAAAGCTCCATAAATGTCTTGTCCAAATTCACCTTCTCCAAAACCATTTAATTTTTCTTTAAAATCTAAATTAGCAAAGGCTATTGGTTCATCTACAAAATCTTTTTCTGCCTCTATTTTTAAATTGAATCCTGCATTATCATATTGTAAAGCTTCTGTAGAATGTACTTTTAATCTTAAAAATCTTTTAAACAAAGAAGGATTATTTAAATGCTCCCAGTTAGTTTTATATATAAAAGTTATTGCTTTATCGTGATCTACATAATCAAATGTACTATTATCATTATTTATACAACATGTATATGTGCTAATATTATTATTTACATCATCTGCAGTAACAGGAATAAAGAATAAATCTAGATTCTGATCTTCAGATACTCCTCCTGTAATGTCAAAATTATCCCATATGGTCCAAGCATTTCTAAAGTATTCAAATACAAAAGTGGTTGTATCTATATTACCTATTTCTCCAGTATTTGAATTTAGAGTAGGTCGAGTTTTAGGTATAGTTACTAGAAATTTACTTTCTTTAGACCAGTCATACCCTACAGCATGTTTAAATAGATGTGTTCCTAAAATATTTTTAAATTCAACATTTATAGGAGAAGAAACTTCTTTAGGAGGATTTGCTGAATTTACTGAATAAATACCTTTTTCGTCCAAGAATAATAAGCTACCACCTATTTCTGTAATAGAACTATTTGCTACACAACCAATATCTCCTGCTGTAGATAGGGTTATATTTCTTAAAGATCCTGATCCGAAATCTCCGGCAAGGGCTTGAATTTTATTTCCTTGAAATACATAAAATAAATCTCTTAAACCTCTTATTCCTCTAATATAATCTCCAACATCTCCCGGTATTGTAGTGTAGTTCCATAGAGGAAAATACTCAGGTTGGTCGTTTGGAGTCCATACTATTTGATTAGCATTGTCTAAAAATTCCCCATCATTTGTATTTTGAATCCCTCCTAATATTAAGCAGTTTTGATGAGAGGCAATATACTTTGCTTTTGGAGGTAAACCATGCCCATCATCATCATATATTTCTTTATATTCAGGAAGAGTATTAAACTTATCATCCTGAGCACCATTAGTAGTAGTAAATTCTTGATTTACAAAAAAATCTTCAAAGGTCTGTATTGCTGTATACGGAGTTACATCTGTTACCCTAAGATTTGCAGTATTTAAAATATGTTTTGATGATGTATCTGTGGTAAGGTTAGTGCAATTAACTTTTCTATATAGTCCATGCTCTTGCCCTCCGGTTCCTGAAGCATAAATATTAACTTTAAAACTACTTAAGTTTAAAACACCATTTGCATTAATAGTCTCTCCACTTACATCTTTCTCAACATATATTCTATCTGTAATCGTCGGACTAGATGTATAATCTCTTATTATTTCTACTATCTTGGAAGTAACAGCTCCGACTGTAATGATATCTCCTACAACTAAAGTGTTTGCAGCTCCTCCATATACAATAATTTCTCCGGTAGTAGTCTGTGTCTTTTGAACTGCTGAAGGAACACAAAATTGACGTATATCGTTATTATAGGAAAAATCTCCATCAGTATTAGTATCTATAGGAAGATTAACTCTAACATTTGCCCCACCTGTCGTTGTTGCCTTAATCGCTTTTGTAGGGGCAGATTCTATTAAATTTCCTTTTGCATCCATAAATTCAAAAGTAGCTTTAAACCATGTGTTTGTGTATGCAGGACCTGTACTATTAGCACTTGTAATTTCAATAGACTTAGGAGATATTAATCCAGCTCTATAAAGTCTATGTCCATCGTATTTCATTAAAAAATTATCATAGCTTGCAATATACAAACTTCCTAAAGAAGAAGCAAATGAAGCGTTTTCTAAATAGTCTTTTCCTGTATGAGGTGAATTAACTCTATCAAAACTAGGAAATGCGGTAGTATGGTTACAAGAAACAGGTTCGTAATCAGTAAAAGATATTTGAGAAGTATTCTCTATACTCGTTATGGGTAGGGGAGTCTCTAATTCAAATTCTCTATATTTAGTGCTTTTTTGAGCAGTAGAAAATTTTATAGTATGATATCTAACCTTTCCTTCTACAGCAACCCCTCCTATTAAACCTACTGTAGAACTGTAATTTACATTAACTCTTTCTTCATTATAAGAATCCCATAAATAAATACTACTGCTATTACATATAGATACATCATCTTCGTCAAATATAGGCATTAATTGTTGTGTTGTATTTGCAGTATTTAAAACCTCTCCAAAAGATTCTCCTGTACGTATAAGTATTCTTTGGGCAACATTTGAATTGTGTCCAGTAAGATTAATTTGCTTTGTATTAGATCTCTCTAAATAGATATATCCTGTAATGTTTGTTATATTTAAACTACTTATAGGATTATGAAATGCCATTGCTCCTGTGTAATTAGAATTATTTAAGTAATATTTAGAAAAGTCTTGAGCTATAAAATTAGAATTATTAGCATCTGTTATAGTAAAGGCAGATATTCCTCCTAATTCTAATTTAGCAGCGGATGCGTTAGGCTGACCTGCAACCCCAGTATATAAATTAAGATTTATTGTAGGGTTTTGTGTCCACAGTCCCTGAGCATTTTTTACTGACTCATAGGCTCTTATCCATTTATATCCATCATCTTCTACTCTAGAGGTAATATAAGCACTTCCTAAAGGTTTATCCATTCCACCTGCAAATAATATTTCTACTTTTCTTTCTATCTTTTTGTGAAGATTTTTCCCTACATATATATTCTCTATTTTTTCTTCAGCAGTTAGGAAATTTTCATTAACAAAAGCTGTTGCACCTTTCCCTAATGCTTCATCAGATCTGTAAGAGAACCCTTTTCGTTTAGATATAGATCCATCATCTAGATATGTAGCATTTAATATGTCGGAAGCATAACCGTCTGTAGCAACTAAATTAGAGATACGTTTATTAACACCTCTAAAATTACTAATAAGTTTTTTAGTTATATGTTGTGTACCCACTAAAAGCTCCAGTCATCATCGTTTATAATAGGTATGTTTTGTAGATCATCTGTTATATTAGCATAACTTGCTATAATTTCTTGAGACATCATTGCTAACTCACCTTGCATTTCCATAGAATCTACAGAAGAATCTCTTTTTAAAATTTTCCATGATGTGTAGGCAATCAAATATCTTTCAATAGAAGGAGGTAATTCTGAATGTGTTGTTGTGTTTTTATTAGCTACTAAATAATCTCCAGAATCTACTGCAAGAGAAGTTTTATTTAAATCACTATCCCTAGCTTTGTAGTCAACTGTATTTAAATTTATACTCGTTCCTGACACTACATTATATAAGTTTGCTACAGAGATATTTAAATTTGATAATTTAGGCTTACCATCTCTATCTAATATACATATATACTCAATATCTCTTAAAGAATCTAAATCTGTAGTGAAATTTGTATTATCTAAAACTAAAGTAGTAGTTCCGGAAGTGTTTATTGTAGTAGAGGAAGCAATAGCCGCAATTCTTAAACCAACTTCTTTTACCTTTTTTATGTAATTGACTCTAATAAATCCGCTTGAACTTGGGATTGGAGTTAAAAGTAATTGTCCGGAAAGCCTAATATAATTACTTGGATAACCTGTTTCATTTATATCCGATCTATTTTTCATATTTGTTTGAGAAATATTATAATAATCTTTTCCGTCTGTAGAATATTCTACACTATGTACTTTATTTTCTAATAAAATATCTTCTGGAAGATCATATCTTTCCTGATCTTTTACAGTAGATATGATACCTTCTTCTACAAATACTCTGGGATGTTGGGCTGTGATAAGAGCCTGTAAATGATATTGGGCATCGTTCAAATATTGGATAAATTCTGAATCGGTTATTCCTGTAAAAGCAGAACTTTCCTCATTTTCAGTTTCCTTCCTGATTTGGTTAACTAATCTTTGTATATATTTCATTAACTTCTACCTCTCTTTAAGGCATGGAGAAATCCTGCTTGCATTCCTGCAGCAGCTTTTTGTCTCATTTTTCCTGCCTCCATAGCAGTTTCACCTATCTTTCCTAAAGTTTTCATTTGTGAACTTTTAGTTTTATTAAATTGGTCTTGCATTCCTGCATTAGCTCCGGCAAGATCATCAGAAAGTTTTTGTAAACCCGATGCCATTTTATCTCCATATTTATCCATGAAACCCGGACCCTCTTTATCTTCTTTTCCTTTTTCTTTTCCTTTTGATAAACTCTTTACGGCTGATTTTTTTGATGCTGAGATCTCTGCTGCTTGACTTTTTTTCTGTTCAATAACATCAGACTCTACACTCATATTTTTATCTGCCTCTGCTTCATAATCTCTTATTTGAGTAGCACTTTCTTCTGTACTCATGTTGCTTCCTGTTCCGGTAGCTTCTTCTACAGATTTAAGTATGTCTACAGGTTGTTGGCTTTGAAACTTTGCTTCTTCACCAGCTATAGATAAAGATTGATACTGAGAAAAATCTTCATCTGGTGTTCCCGGAAGTCCTGCCAATTGACCCGGAGTTAAAGGTTTCTTCTTTTGATCCATTAGTTGAGTGAAAAAATCTTGCATATATTACCCCAATCTTACCTTTCTAATAAAGTATTTCATTTTATAATTAATATTAACTAAGTTTAAATAACAAAGCTGTCCAGCATTTGCACTACTTACATCTGGAACCACAAAGTCTACAGTTAAATCAGAGCCTACAAACTCATCTGAGATTCTGTATACTAAAGTACCTGTATCATAAAAAGCTGTCATACGTACCGTACCTGCTCTAGATTCTGGAGTTAGATTTGGTCCTGTTTCTCCAGTCAAAGTATATTCTATAATTAAGCTTTCTCCGGCACCTACTTTAAAAGTATCGGATAGTGAATCAACTCTTACTGGAACTGTGCTTGCTTGTAGTATATCTTTCCCTACAATATCTACGTTTTGCATCGTACCTACACCTAAGACTACGGCACTAATTTCAGCACCTCGTCCGTCACCACTATGGTCATGATCTCTAATTGCTATAGCAAAATAGTTTTCAAAATCTTCTGCCCAATTTGTACTACCTTTAGTAGGTAAGGATAGTTCTATACCTTTGTCCCTATCAGGTAAAGGTAATTGTTTTATACTTGCCATATTTACTCCTTAATCGACTCTTATGAAAAAGTTTACACAAAATGCATTTACTCGGGTTTCTACTGCAGTTGATACTTCTGGAGTATGATTTAATGCCTCATAAACTCTAGATGATTGTATAGTATGACGATGAGACAAGTTCCCACTTACATCATCTCCAAAATCTTGTACAATGTTATCATCACCCGTCGTGTAAGTATTAGATCCGCTAGTTCTACCTCTAGTTATATATGATTCATGTTCATCCCAATTTCCCATATATAAAGTTTCATGTAGTCTTCTCTCTCCACTTACTGTTAATTTTTGATAATTGTTACTTATTGTAAATTCATCCCCTAACCATCTATCAACTACAAAGTGCCGACTCTCATCCGTTGGATGATCAACATCCGGACCATAAGAGTCATGATACCACTCTCTCCCCTCTGCCCCAAATTTAAACATATCTACTCTAGGTATGCCCGGATACATTAGTGCGGTTGTTGAATTATTACTCGGCAAATTATATGTACCAGTCCATGCAACCCCCGGTGCTCCCGGGTACCCATTACCCATACCTTTCTTTTGAATATCAGTCGGATGATTTATATTATAACACCAACTACTACCATGCTTAGAATATTGTAATCCCGTAATCCTATTATTATAAGAAGAATATGAGGAACTGAGTGTTGCCCAATCGAAATCTGCAGTAATCCAAGACATTGTAGAATAATCTTGATGGTGAGAAGGTGACAATACATCCGACAAACTTGCGTTAGAAGGAGTTGCTAAAGTTTTCGCACCATACCAAGTATGAGATGTATTATTATTAGTAGAATACCAATTACCTAAAACGCAAGTCGGACCAATCATATGTTCACCCGGCATGGAAGGCTTATGGGTACCATATCCTTCATGAGGATTAAGGCTAACTGACGCAGGAGTACTTCCATTTGTTTGAGGATGTTCTCCTTGAGGAACATCTGCAGATGATTCATCCGCTCTGTTTTTGTGATATCTTCCATAATCTAAATGTTGATAATGGAAATGATTTAAAGACTGTTTAT